ATTATACATTAATTGCAATGCAATTGTACTTGCAATTGCATATGCAATTGCAGTTGCAAACAGAAGGGAGAGCAATATAAGTTGCAATTTGATATTCATAATATATATATAATAGCTATTATAGCTATATATAGCAATTGCATAATAAATAAATATTATGCAATTGCAATGTAGCAATAGGAAAGTATGTTATACTAGATCTATGGCATATTCAGAAAAAGATAAAGAACGATTAAAGAAACTATTTTTAGAGTCTTATGAGTTAAACAAGACAGTTTCCCGTGCAGTTAGGGCTGTTAGAGGGTTAAGTCGGAGTTATTTTTATCAGTTAATAGAGGAAGATCCACAATTTAAGCAGGATTATAACGATATTCGGATAGGGATAGGGGAAGATTTAGAAGCTTCTGCCTTCCAATTGGTAGAAAAGATGGTACAAAACGAGGATTATTCTAAACCGGTACTACTTATTACTCTGTTAAATGCTAACCTTCCTGATAAATATAGGAATAATGACGCACAATCTGATGATGCAAAGACAATTGTGTCAGAATTACGGAAAATGGCAGCCAAAAAATCCAAAGTTGTTAAACAAGCTGAGGAAATTTTAGATAATGACAACAAATGATTTAGAAAATTACCTGTATGGGAAGGTAGATTTCTCCCCTACAGAAGAACAAAAGGTAATATTAGACTCAGATAAGCGATTTATCCTTGTAGCAGGGGGAGAACAGGCAGGAAAAAGCATGATTGCTAGTAAATTCCTGTTAAAAAAGACATTTGAAACAGAAGAAGCAGGGTTATATTGGTTGGTTGCAGCCGATTATGAGAGAACTAGGGCAGAATTTGAGTACCTTGTTAGTGATTTTGCACAACTTGGGATACTAAAGAAAGCTTCTAAGAGAGTAGACCCCGGTAGGATAGAACTTGCTGATGGTACTGTGATAGAAACCAAGTCTGCCAAGGACCCTAGAACCCTTGCTATGAAAGCTCCCAACGGAATTATTGGTTGTGAAGCAAGTCAGCTAGACCTTGAAAGCTTTTACAGACTACGAGGTAGGTGTGCCCCAAGAAAAGCATGGCTATTTCTTGCAGGAACTTTTGAATCTTCACTCGGTTGGTACCCACAAATGTTTCAGTCATGGAAATACGGGGTTAATAATGAACAATCTTATTCTCTCCCTTCATGGACTAACAAACATCTATACCCTGAAGGAAAGAATGATCCTGAAATATTAAGATTAAAAGAATCTTCTAGTGACGATTTCTTTATGGAAAGAATAGAAGGGGTACCTTCCCCTCCAAGAGGGATTGTGTTTCCTGAGTTCCGTCCTGACATACACGTCTCTGAGAATATAGAGTATGTGCCTGACGAACCTGTCCATGTGTGGATAGACCCCGGTTATGCAGGGGCGTATGCTGTCTGTGCTGTGCAAATTATCAATGATCAGGTAAGAGTATTTGATGAAATATACGAACAGAATTTAATTACAGAAGAAATTATAAACATTGCACAAAATAGACCATGGTACAAAGATTTAACATATGGAGTTATTGATATTGCAGGGTATCAACATCAAGCAATGTCTGCTCCTGCAGAAGTTTGGCTAGATAGTACAGGATTATACTTGGATTCTGAAAAAATAAATATCAATGACGGGACTGAAAGATTAAAATCTACACTAAAACTAACAGGGAAAGGAGAACCTAAACTTATTATTTCCTCTAAATGTAAAGGCTTGTTATCAGAGTTCGGAGCTGCAGCAAATCCGTTTGATGGACAGACAAAAGTTTATCAATGGAAAGTGGATAGGGACGGAAACGTGGTTGGCAATCAGCCACAAGACAAGTATAATCATGGAATAAAAGCTTTAATATACGGATTGATTAATCATTTCGGGTATAGCTTTGTAACAGGAAGAAGCACAATTCAGGTAAGAAGATGGAGCTAATATGGCAAAGAGAAAAAAATTAAAAGCATCTGACATTATCGATAAAGTAGATGTACATTACGACAATACAGAACAATTAAGACAAAGAATGGAAGATGATTATTCTTTGTACAGATTAGATCCTTATGATGCAGGGGACGGATATCAATCATACACATCTAATGCCCCACAAACTTATGCAGATAAAGTTATATCATGGATAGTATCTTCTGAAATGGTAGCACGAATACCTAACATACATGAAAACGAAGAAATAAGATTTGCTAATAACAATAAAGAAAAAGTTTTTCTAGGAATGTTAAGATCTGCAGATGAAAGATTAAAAAATTCTTTAAGCCCTTCTATTAAAAACCAACTTGCATTTTATATTGCTATTCGTGGTTGGTATGCAGGGAGAGCCTTGTTAACTAAAAGAAATGACGGGACAACGTATGTAGATATAAGTCCGTGGGATCCTATGCACACTTATTGGGGAGTCGGGGCTGACGGATTAGCTTGGGCTTGTCACAAGATACAAAAAGGTAGAGCTGAAATAGAGGAAGAATACGGAGTAAGAATAAATGGAGAGGCTACAGACAGAGCTGATGAAGATTGGCTATATGTTTACGATTACTATGACAAAGAAGAAAACATTGTAGTAATAGGGAATGGGCAAGTAGTGAAAAAAGCAACAGCTCATGGATCTCCAAGAGTCCCTGTATTTATTGGACCTGTAGGGTCAACACCTCCTATTCAAGCTTTAGCAGAACACACAGACATAGAAAGTACTGTTGAAGATTTTGGAGAATCTGTATTTAAATCTTCTAGAGATATATATGAAAAAAATAATTTAATGATGTCAATAATGTTAGAGCTTACTGCTCGTGCAAGAAGGCAAGGGTTAAAAATTAAATCAAGAGATGGAAGTAAAACCCTTGATGAAGATCCCTATAAAGAAGGGACAGAAATTTCTCTTGCTCAAGGAGAGGACATAGAACCATTAGGGTTACTAGAAATGTCTAGAGAAACTCAAGGGTTTATGGGAGTTCTTACAGGAGATATGCAAAGAGGGACATTGCCTCACAGTATATATGGAGACTTACAATTTCAATTGTCAGGATTTGCAATTAATACTTTAAGGCAAGGAATTGATAGCGTACTACAACCTAGAATGGAAGCATTAGAAGATGCTTATATGAAAATGTGTATGTTATTGTGCGATCAATATATGTCAGGAAACTTTAGACCTATGGAATTATCGGGAAGAGATATGAACAGAGCTTATTTTAATGAAGTTATTACCCCTGAAAGTATTGAAATGGCTAAAGATATAGAAATTAGTTTTGTTGGACAACTACCACAAGATGATATGTCTAAGATGAGCATGGCACAAATTGCTAGAGAAGGACCTAATCCTTTACTTCCTGATATATTTATTAGAGATAAAATTCTTGGATTGCAAGATACAGATACTATTGATAATGCAATTAAAGAACAGGAAGCAACAGAGCTTTTACCGGAAGCTAAACTATTTACATTGATGCAATCTGCAGAAGAACGTGGTAGAGAAGACCTTGCACAATTGTACTTAGGCGAGTTATTATATATACTAAAACAAAAAATGATGATGAGGCAACAACAGGATATGCAAAGTCAACAAATGGGTATGCAAGGACAAGGAGGGGCAGGACCGACAGCAGACCCAAGGGCTATGCCTAATGCAGGAATGGGAGTACCACCTCCAACTCCAACTCCACAAGCAGGTCCGTTAGTGCCTCCAAATACCCCTAGACCAAATGCTAGAGGAACGGGACCTTTTTAATGGGAGAATTAAATGAATGACGATCAGATAAGAAAGCTCAAAAATGCAGGGGCAAGTGATCTTGAAATTGAAAGATTAGTAATTGCAGGTGTAGTAGACAATATGGGGGTTTCTGAAGATCAAGCATACATAATAGCTAATAATACTATTAAAAATGCTTTGTCTAAAGAAAACAAAGACAAGCCTGTACCTGCTAATACAATAGACCCTAGAACAGGTGGAACAATGACGCTTGAGGATCAGCAAAAAAATGTTGCAGAATCTGAAAACGCATTTAAAGAATTTGCTGAAAAAAGCGAAGCAAATGCTAAGTTAAGAGAAGCAGCATTTTCTTCAAACGATCCTGCAGAAATAGCTAAAGCAGTAAAATCTTCTGAAGAATTACAAAAAGCAGCTACAAAATTTGCAGACTTTATTGCCGAATCTCCTCTTGGAGAACAGGGAAGTATGACACAAACAGGAATGGAAAGGCCTTTAAGTCCTGCAGAACAAGCACAATGGACTATGCCTACTTGGG